AACGAGAAGGTTATTAAAGATATTAAAACTAAGAAAGCTTATTTATATGATTTCTGTATAAAATCTATACATAAAATTATAGAATTTAATGGTACTTTTTGGCATTGTAAACCAATATTATATGAATCTGATTATTATCATAAGATAAAGAAAATGACTGCTGAAGAAATATGGAATTATGATTTATGTAAATTAAATTTAGCTAAGTCACACGGATATGATGTAATGACTGTATGGGAAGATGATTACACCAAAAAACCTGAAGAGGTTATAAAAAAATGCTTAGAATTTATATATGATAAAGTTACTCATTAATATTATCACGTTTCTAATTTCATTAATTGAAAAAATAGAATATCGTAATTATGATTTCACTGATGATCCAGAGGGGTTGAATAAGATTGTTAATTCCGTGGTACCTGATGATCCAGTTTTCATTAAGTCTGATAGTGGATTAGTTCCTATAATGGCTTTACATGTCACTAAGCCATATCAGATTTATAAAGTAATTACTGATAATGGTAAATTTCTAGAATGTGCAGATGAGCATTTAATATTTAATGAGAATTTAGAAAAGGTATATGTTAAAGATGTAAAAGTGGGTGATTTTATCATGACTGATGATGGCCCGAGCCGGGTTACTCATGTAGATACGAATAATATGAAAGTGTCCATGGTTGATGCTACTATATCTCACCCGAATCATAGGTATTATACAAATGGTATATTATCTCATAATACAATTGTTTCTGCTACTTTTTTAGTATGGTATTTAATTTTCCATTCTGAGAAGAATGCTTTGGTTGTAGGTGATGTATCTGATACGACTAAGGAACTTTTGGAAAAGATGAGGAATGTTATCCTGAATTTACCATTTTGGATGAAGCCAGGACTTACCGTGGATAACGTAATGTATATGAAATTTGAAAACGGGTCCCGTATTATTGGTCGTACAACTACTAAAAAGACCGGTATTGGTTTTACTATTAACTTATTATTCATGGATGAATTTGCTCATATTGATGCATCTTATCTTAATTTCTTTTATCGAAGTATATACCCGACCATTGAAGCTGACCCGAATTCCAAGATTGTTATTACGAGTACACCAAATGGTACGAATAGATTCTATAAAATATGGCAAAAAGCTATAGAAGCCGAGAATGGATTTAAACCTATGCGTGTGGATTGGTGGCAAATACCTGGACGAACTGAAGAGTGGAAGCGTGTAACTATTGCCAACTTAGGTACCGCCGAGGATTTTAAACAGGAATATGGTCTGCAGTTCTTTGCTGGTGATGATTTATTATTAAATTCCATTGATTTAAAGAAGATGGATAATATGAAGACTAAATTTGAAAATTTCCCAGTTGATTCATTATATATGGAAGATGGTGATTTCAGAAGTTATCTTAAGTTCCATCCGGAGTTTATTAAAAAACATCTCAATGAAGAGAGTAATTTGAAACGCGATAACAGCCATTATATTATTTCCGTGGATAGTGGTGATGGTGTGGGTAAAGATTTTTCTGTAATTAATATTTATAAATTAACACCCCTACCATTAAATATATTGAAGAAACATAGATCATCTGTTAAAAATGAAAATGATATATTCTCTTTATTACAAGTAGGTTCTTTTAGAACTAATAAATTAAATATTGATAAATTTTCTAAGGTAGCTAATGCCTTGATTTATAACTTTTTCAATTTAGATAATGTGAGAGTTGTATTAGAATTAAATCATAAAGGTGAAATTATCCATAATTATATAAAATCACACGGTGAATATTTTGCTGGATTATTAGTTCATTCAAAACATACCATATCTGCTAAATATTATTCTCCTGGTATTATTCTAAATTCATTTAAAGCTAAAATGAAGTATTGTGAGTTATTTAGACACTACTTATCGTTAGATAGAATACTACCCATGGAGTATTTAACTGTAGAAGAGTTGAGTGGATTCGGTAAAACAGATGGTTCTAATTCATTTAGGTCCCAATTAGGTAATGATGACCTTGCTATTACATCGATAAACGCCACATCATTCTTCCAATCTCCACAATTTTATGAGTTCTGTGAAGATGCTTATGATAAAATAATGGATGAAGCGTATTTGAAGTGTATAGAGAATGATTTTTTCGAATATAATAGAATAGTCGATAACCAAGACAGAGCCTTTGATATGGGCTATATTAGTGACCTCAATAACATGATGAATTAAAGTTTTGACGAAAAAGTTTTGATTTAATTTTTAAATTTGTATATTTGTAGTAGATAAATAAAAAAACTATGGTAGAAAAGATAACATTATCGAAGGATTATGACATTGGAGTTTTCACTAGTATTATTAAGATGTTAACCCATAGAACCGTCGAAAAAGTGTATGTTATATCCCGTTCTACCGATACTGATCCCACTTCTATTTTAGATTACGACCTACAATTAGATCTAGATAATGGTTATATTGGCGCTTTTTATAAAAACGACAATAAATGGGTACTTGAATTGAATGGTAATGAGATTCGATCTTTTTCAAAGATGGAATATGAAATATTTAGGCCATTTAAGTCCCTATCATTAGAAGAATCTAATAATCGTTTGACTGAATTAGAGGGTATTTATAATAAAATCCTTAAGAGTCCAGATGTAACTACTGAATTTGTGTCCTTTTTAAAGGAACTTTTAACTAATTTTTATGTTCGTACTCAAATGGGATTTGTTGCTAAAGTTATGCCTAAGCCTGATAGTGATGGTATTACTAAGCCTATTAAACTTAAAGCTATATCTAAGGTTTTCAAAAATACTTATCTTTATGATAAACCAGTATTCAATGTAATTATACCAGATAAAGTCAACTTAGATCATATGCTAATTTTTAATATAGTTTTGAATTAAAAAAAATATATATTATATGCACGAAAGACCAATTATTTGGCTGTTAGATAACGGCCATGGTGGTATCATAGATGGTGAATATGTAACCGCAGGTAAAAGATCACCTGAATGGGGTGATGGTAGTCAATTATTCGAAGGAGAATTAACCCGGGCACTTGTTAGTAGACTTATGTATTATTGTAAACATACACCTGGTATGTATTATTATAATATTGTACCTGAACTCGAAGATGCTTGGAATACTACACGAGCAAATCGTGCAAATTCAGTATTAAGGTATACATTAGAACATCAAATTGATGCTCAATTGATATATCTATCAATTCATGGTAATGCAGGTGGTGGTACTGGATGGGAGATATGGACATCTATTGGCCAAACTCTTTCAGATAAAATAGCTGATCGCTTTTATAAAGAGGCTATGGCGGAATTCCCTGATTTTATAATGAGACCTGATACAACAGATGGTGATTTCGATAAAGAAAGTATGTTTACTGTTATTGCTAACACTATTATGCCGGCCGTATTAACTGAAAGTTTTTTCTATGACACATATGATCCCGATTGTAAATTATTAATGAGTGAAGATGGTAGAGATAGAATAGCATTGGCGCATTTTAAAGCCATGCTTAAGTGGGGAAATATGAGTTTGGATAATATACCTGATATTAGTAATTTGTGGCGTGCTGATCACGATCCTATAACCGAGAGAACCAACTTTGAACCATTATTATCACTAAACGTATAAACCCTATGAGTAGAACTAAATCGATGACTAATTCTCAAAATCTAGTTAAAATCCAAGAATTAGCGGTCGCTGTTGCCAATCGTGGCCAAATGGAAACCAAAAGAGAACTTACAGAATTATTCGTACTTATTATGCCTATGCTTCGTATTTTCATTAATCAGTATTGTAAAAATGAAAATGATACGGATGATATATTAGGTAATACCATGGAGAAACTTGTGAGTCATATTGATACTTATAATCCACAATATAAGTTTACAACCTGGGCTTATCGTATAGCTAAGAATGAATCCATGCAGTTTTTTAATGTATTCAAGAAGAATAAGATATCTACTGAATATATTGAGCTACGTGATGATTTATATTCAGATAACGAAGATTCTTTTATTACCGATAAATTTGAAGCTAAGAGAGATCAATCGTCATTATATTTAATGATTGTTGATATGATTAATTTACTTCCGGATAGTTTGATGAAATCGGTTTTTTATGATTGTAAGGTGAATCATATGAAAGGGCCTGAAGTCGCTGAGAAATATGGGGTGAGCCCCAATACTATAAAATCTTATATCCGTGAGGGTACATATGCCCTTAAGAATATGGTTTTTGATGTTCACCCAGAGTTAAAAGATGTGGTTATTGTTTAATAAAAATAAAATAATATAATATGTTACGATATATTAATCCATTTTGGATAATTAAGTTGATAGTCAGGATGGCTAAAGAAGTCGACTATTACATGTACTACCAACGCCAAATGAATGCGTTGAAACGAGCTAATACCTATCATTTATATAAGATAAAGATAGATAAATTGAATCGTTTATATACAGCTGTTAATATACCACCTGAGTATTTAGTAGAAGAGGATAAAACTGAATTGGAGAGATTTGAGAAAGATTTCCTAGGAGCACAATTAACTAAATTAGATAGGTTACTCCAGGAGTATAAGATATTTGAATTCGTTAGATATAAGTACGAAAGGTTTAAAACTACGGATTATTATGCGTATAAAGTTTTTACTAAGTTTAAATTCAAGGATATAAGATTAGGTAGTATAATATGGATAGCTTTTTATATTACTATAATTATTAAAGGTATTCAATTGATACCTTGGATGGATATTTTTAATTACGTTAAAGGTTTATTATAATGAAAAAATTCAACTCGACTCTTAATTTAAAAGGTCCTGTTAAAACATTTATTGATGATAGAGGCGAAGTTATGGTTTGGGTACAGAATCCGGATAATATTAAATGTTATTATTCGGATAAAATATTAAAGGCTGCATTTGATGCAGGTCAAAATAAAAAAGTATCTTTTGAAGATTTTAAAGATAGTGTGATAAATATTAATAAATAAAATATAAATTATGGATCCTAAAAAAAAGACTAACCGAAAGTTATTTACATACAAGAATACAATGACATTAGCTGTTATATTGATTGTGCTTACATCATTTAGTTGGATTTCGTCTTGTAACTCTCATAGTAAATCTAAAATTGTCGTTAAAGAAAATAAACTATTAAGAAGTGAGGTAGATTCATTATCTTCTATAATTGAAAACTTACCTGCTGAGTTACAGGAAGACTATGATTGGCAGATTGCTACTTTTTTATATTGGGAAAGAAAGGCGGATGCTCCACAGTATAAGAATTATACACCAAAAGATTATTATGATCTTATCAATAAAAAGTAAAAAGTAAAACATCATTATATTTTTGAATAAATATAATAAGATATAACAATTAAATTATGGCGCTTGATCAATCAAAACGACGAAAATTAAAAATAGTATCATCCGTAGTATTTACATTATTATATGTTTTTGTTTCTTGTATCTCTACCATTCACGTTGTTGACTTCTTTTTATTGAGTAATGAGAGGTACATGGCGATAATGTTAGCTTTAGCTTTTGAATTTGGAGCAGCTGCATCGTTAGGTTCTATTATTATACTTGAGAATAGTAATGTCAAATCATTCACCAAAGCTTTAATTTGGGTATTATTCTTTACATTAACTTCTTATCAGGCTATGGGTAATGCTTATTATGCTTTTTCTAATCTAACGAATTATCAAGGTTGGATTGAGATGTTCAATCTATTGGAATTAGAACCCCTGGCTCAGAAAAGATGGTTATCTATTATTCAAGGTGCTATACTACCATTCATTGCATTAGGATATATTCATATTATGACTAAATTCATTACTCCGGATTCTAATATTCCTACGAAATCTGATGATGATGATGATGATGACTATGACTATGATGATGAATATGAGGATAGTGATGAATTAGATGAGGCTAAGGCTCAAGATGCTGAGTATGAAAAGGTGATTGAAAATCTTGAAGAAGAGTTAAGGTTATCTAAAGAAAAGGAATTAGAGCACGAGAATACTGTTGTAAGTGAACGTAAGAAAATGAAGAATGAACTACAACAGGCTATCAAGGAAGCTGAGAGACGAGCAGCAGATGCTGAGAAACAAGTTAAAGAGTTAAAAGACCAAGAAGATGGTGTAAAAAAAAAACTAAATCCTCCTCAGTAAAATATCGTCACATTAACGATAAAGGTGTGTTTGATGTTAAAGAAAAACCCCATAATTCACCCTTTCCATTTAGTAGCAAATCGGAACGAATGAACGACATATCAGATAAATACTAATACGTTTCAGGTTTCATTACCTCATCTAGTGATGACGACTCCACCTGTTTTTGTTTAATGTCCGAATTAGTCCCTAACCCAGACAATATTTTTAAACCTTGTTTTAGTATGTTTTTACTTGCATTAAAATCCCTATCATGTTCTTCACCACATGAAGAACAAGTCCATTCTCTAATATTTAGTGTTAATTTTTGATTAATCCATCCACATTTAGAACACATTTTAGATGACGGGAAAAATCTATCAATCTTAACGAATTGTTTATCATTCCA